GCCAACGGTATCGAAACCCGGCTCCGCGGTGTGGAGACCGAGGTAGCGATCATCAAAGAGCGCCTCTCGCATATGCCGACGACTGCTCAGCTCTGGAAAGCTTTAGCTTGGGCGGGTGGTGTAACGATCGCTGCGATCTTGGGCGGCGGATGGTGGGCTGTTCAGCAGTATTTGGAGCCACTATTGGCCGGTGCTGGTAGATAAAAACCCCGCTTCGGCGGGGTTTTTTTATTGCTGTCCCAAATCGCCAAGCTTCCTTTAGAAGCGCCGAAGCCCGGCATGGATTAGAGCCTTGCCCAAAATGCTCACTTCGCCTTCGTCCGCACGGTAGGTGGGGAAATCCGGGTTGATGCTTACCACGTACATGCCGTCACCACGCTTCTGCAGCATCTTGATCTGGGTCTCGCCACCAATGTTGATCAAGTAGTAGTCGTCGCCGTCAAAGTAGTTGCAGCTCGTGTCGATCCAGATGATGTCCCCATCTTCGAGCTTGGGCTTCATCGAGGGCCCACGGCCGGTGATCAGTTGAATCCGGCCAGGCTTTGGCAGGTATCCCAGCTTCCGGCGAACCTCCCACTCGGCCAGCTCGATCGTCTGCACCACCTCGGGGTAGTCCTGGTTCACCAATCCTGCACCCATCCCTGCGCCCCCTTCGAAAACGTCGAAGCGAACATAGCCAGGGCGGGTCTCAGTCTCTAAGACTGGTGAGACCTGGTGCTCAGCAGGTTGCTCTCCGACATGGAAGCCCCGAACGGACGAGCCTTTGCCTGTGGCCAACCAGTCCTCGTCCACGGACAGAGCTCTAGCCGCCGCGAGAAGGTTCTCGCCCCGGAGGAACTTTGCTTTGCCAGTGAACCATCCGTTCACGCTGGGCGCGCTGATCCCAACGCGCCGGGCCAGTTCGGCCTTGCTGATTCCGGCGTTCGCGATCGCGACGGTCAATCTTTCGGCGAGTGTGCTCATTAGGCAAGGCTAACGATTGTTGGATTAGGACTGGCTATTGACTTCAACATTAGCGAGTCCTAATCTTTGCTGTATGGACAAGCCCACCGACTCCGAGATCATCGACCGCCTCGGCGGAACTACAGAAGTTGCGCGCATCTGCCAGATCAAGCCGCCGTCCGTCAGCGAATGGCGCTCCAGCGGCATCCCGTCGGCGCGCCGGCAGTTCTTGGCCTTGCTGCGTCCGGAGGCCTTCGAAGCCATGCCGATCAAGTCTGTTCGGCAGACGGTCGCGGCCCTCGTCGATA